AAAATATCCAGTATTGACTAAACGGGGTTCCCATGAAGGGCCGGAAAAGAAAGCCTGAAGCCTTGAAGGAGGCGCAGGGCACACAGCGAAAGTGCCGAGTCAACCGTAAGGAGCCGAAATCTTCCGGCGTTCCGGTGAGTCCGTTTCAGCCGGGGACCATCGCGCAGGCAAAGTGGGATGAGGTGGTGCCGGGGTTGCAGCGACTGGGGCTGATTGACGAAATCGACCGGACCGCGCTTGAGGCGTTGTGTTGGCAGTACGAACTGGCCACCAAGTCAAAACAGGAGATTGAAGAACACGGAATTACCCTCGCGACTGAACACGGCACAATCAAAAATCCTGCCTGCACGGTCAATTCGGATGCGTGGGCAAAGATTCGCAGCCTGATCAATGACCTTGGGCTGAACTACCTGAGCAGGCAGCGGATGGAATCAAAGGTGGTTGAGACGCCAGAGGATCTGGAGGCAAAGTATCTTGCCTAAGCGGAAGCCAAAAAAAACTGACGGCGCATTCTGGTTTGACGAAGCTGCAGCAAATCGGGCGGCATCGTTCTTCCCGGACTGTCTCACGCACGTCAAAGGCGACAAGGCCGGGCAGCCGTTGCGACTGCATGAGTCACACCAGAAGATTGTGCGGGATCTGTTCGGCTGGAAAAGACCTGACGGAACGCGGCGATATCGCAAGGCGTACATCGAGATCCCGCGCAAGAACGCAAAAAGCACACTGGCGGCGGGAATCGCCATTTACCTGCTGTTGTGCGACGGCGAACAGGGTGCAGAAATTTACTCTGCAGCCCGAGACCGCGAGCAGGCCGGACTGGTGTACCAGATGGCCAGCGCGATGCTGCGGAAAAACGCCATGCTGTCAAAGTACGTGACGATCCGAGACAGCACCAAACGCATCCTGCACCAGAAATCGAACTCATTCTACAGAGTCATTTCCGCAGACGCGCAGGGGGCACACGGATTCAATGCCCACGGCATCATCTTCGACGAGGTGCACACGCAGCCGAATCGGGATCTGTGGGACACGCTGGACACGTCCACAGGGGCACGGAAACAGCCTTTGACGTTTGCCATCACGACTGCAGGCCATGACCGCAGCAGTATTTGCTGGGAGTTGCACCAGTACGCACGGGCAGTGATGGAGGGCCATGTCGATGACCCGTCATTCTACCCGGTCTTATTCTCAGCTGATCCAGATGATGATTGGCGGCTGGAGTCCACCTGGAGGAAGGCAAATCCGCTGATTGGTGAGGCCGTGACGGTCGACTATTTGAGGGAACAGGCCAAACGAGCCGAAGAAAATCCGGCATTCGAAAACACCTTCCGCCGGTTGCACCTGAATCAATGGACCGAGCAGGAAAGCCGCATCGTCTCGATGATTGAGTGGGACAAGTGCCAGCGGGCGGTCACGCCATCGGAATACTACGGCAGGCCCTGTTTCGTTGGACTGGACCTGAGCAGCACCAGAGACGTTACGGCGTTGGTTCTGGTTTTTCCCGAGGACGATGGGGGCTACACTGTTTTCCCGTGGTTCTGGATTCCGGAGGATGCAGTCAGCGCGAGGGCCGGACAAGATCAGCGGATGATTCGCGGGTTCGCTTCCCGTGGTGATGTCGAGACCACGGACGGCAACGAAGTCGACGTTCAGCAGCTCTCGGAACGCATTACAGAGATCCTGCAGCACTACGATGTGCAGGCCGTGGGATTCGACCCGTGGAACGCCACAGGGGTGACGCAGCGGCTGAAGGAATTGGGCATGCCGGAGGGCTGGCTGGTGAAAATGCCGCAGTCATTCAGCACGTACAATGAGCCGTTTAAGCAACTGCTGACGATGCTGGGGTCAGGAAAGTTTAGACATGACGGGAATAGTGTGTTACGATGGATGGCGGCAAACGTGGCACACAAGGAAGATGTGAACGGCAACATCAGGCCGGACAAGGGCAAATCGGCAGAGAAAATTGACGGCATTTGTGCTACCCTGATGGGTCTTGCACTGGCAATACAGCACAGCACAGAGCAGAGCGTGTACGCAACCAGCGGCAGTGGTGTCGTGTTCTTCTAAGGATCGGGCTGATGAGCGAATACGGTGTGACCATCATTGCACAGGCAAGCCCGGTTGGCGCACGTTCTGAGGATCATCTGTGGCGCAGCATCAGTCTGGGCGGTGATTACCCGGCAATCCGCGCGAAGTCCGGGGCAAAGGTCACGGCACGCACTGCAATGGGCTATCCTCCACTGTGGCGTGCGGTCAACCTGCTTGCAAACAGCGTGGCCGGGTTGCCGTTCGATGTGTTCCGGAGGCAGCGGGACGGCGGCAAGCGGGTGGATTACAGGCACCCCGCGCAGGCCCTGCTGGACCGATCTGCAAGTCAGTTTGTGAATGCGTACACATTCCGACGAACGATGACCGCACTGGCACTGCTGCACGGGAATTCCTACGCCAGCATCGACCGCGTTGAGGGCAGGCCGGTCAGTCTGTCAATCTGGAATCCATCGCAGACCATCGTGCGCATTATGGACGGCGAAATCTGGTACGTGACCTATTTCAATAATGAGCCGGTGCGAATCCCGGCGCGGGACATGCTGCACATTCGAGGACTGGGGCCGGACGGCATCGTCGGCTGGCCAGTGCTTGAACTGATGGCCGAAGCCTTGGGCGTCGGAATGGCGGCGATGGAATTCGGGGCGAGGTTCTTCGGCAGCGGCAGCAACATGTCCGGCCTGTTGATGATTCCGCACACGTTCACAGAGCAGAAGATTCAGAACACGATTCAGGCGTGGAACAGCATGCAAACGGGGCTGAATCAGTCCCACAAAATCGCACTGCTGCAGGAAGGCGTCAAGTTTCAACAGTTGCAGATTGCGCCAGAGGCGGCACAGTTCCTGCAGACTCGGGAGCACGAGATTCGGGCGACCGTGGCCAACATTACCGGCGTTCCTCCGCACATGCTCGGGGACAGCACCAGAACGAGCCACAACAGCCTTGAAGCGGAGGGGCAATCGTATCTCGACTACTGCCTGCAGCCGTGGCTGAAAACGTGGGAACAGGAGTGCGAGGATAAGCTGTTGACGCAGCAGCAGCGGGACAGCGACAGCCACATTATCGAGTTCAACCGCGAAGCCCTGATTCAGATGTCCTTTGACTCGAAGGTCAACGGCATTTACAGACAGTTGGAAGCGGGTTTGATCACCCACAACGAAGGCCGGGCACTGCTGAACATGCCGGGACTGGGCGAAGACGGTGACGCGAGATATCGGCCTGCAAACTGGATGGAAATCGGCAGCCCGGCGGAAGAAGTGCAGGAGGGCGAGCCAGACACCGAGGACACTAGCGACGACAGCCCGGAGGACGATGTCACGGCAGCACTACGGCAGATGATTCTGGACGGCGTACAGAGGTCCTGTGACTTCGAGCAGTCCAAGGCCATCCAAACAGCCAGCAAGCGACCACACGACTTCCTGCAAGCCGTGGAAAGCCTGTACGAGTCATGGGCGGCAAACACGCTGCCGGGGCTGACAGCGGCATCGGTGCGGCGGATCATCTCAGCCCACGCCGATCAGTCACGGCGGGATCTGATTGAGGTGGCAGGACACGCGACAGCCGAGACGCTGAAGGCCCATGTGGCCGACATGGTGACGGGATGGCACGACCGGGCGCAGGCACTGGCGGCGGAGATCCTGCGGGCTGTGGGCGTGAAGGCAGCACCGAAGAAATACGACGGCATTGACTTCAGGCCCCCGCAAGCCGTGCGAGAGGAGGCGCAGCGGGGTTTGGACTGGCGCGACGAATACGGACGCGGTGGGACTCCGGTGGGCATTGCCAGAGGGCGAGACCTGAGCAACGGCGAAAACATCAGCCCGGAGGTTATCGTGGAAATGACCGCATGGTTTGCCCGTCACGAGGTCGACAAAGACGGCGAAGGGTTCCGTCAGGGCGAGGAAGGCTATCCGAGCAATGGGCGGATTGCCTGGGCGTTATGGGGTGGAGATCCCGGCAGAACGTGGTCAGAAAAAGTGCGTGCACAGATGGAATCCCGAGATAATGACTGAAAGGGCATGAAATGAGACAAAAAATCGAGCTGTTTACGCCAAAAAGCATCAAAAACAGTGCAAAAACCGACGATTTCCGCGTTTTTTATGCCAAAAACGATGACGGAATCGAGGTGTTTCTTTATGGCGTGGTTGGTGACGAATACACGCAGACGGACGCGGGGAGCATCGCCCGAATCCTGAGTGCAGACAGAAACGCACCTGTAACGATGCGGGTGAATTCGTTTGGCGGTCTGGCCTTCGATGGGCTGGCCATTTACAACGCACTGGCAGACCACAAGGGGCCGACAGTCGGCGTGATTGAGTCCGTGGCAGCCTCAGCCGCATCATTGGCAGTGCTGGGTGCGGATCGTGTCCAGATGCAGGCCAACGCGGTCTATCACATCCACGAGGGATTGGCCGGGGCGGTCGGTCACATTGCGGACCTGCAGGAAACAATCGAGTGGCTGAAGGCATTCAACGCGGCGGCGGTGGCCACGTATGCCGCAAAGACCGGCAAGTCTGAGGAAATCTTGGCTGCCGCGCTGCTGGGGACAAACGGCGACGGCACACGGTACACAGCGGCAGAAGCCTTGGCGATGGGGTTTGTTGACGAGGTGTTGCCGATCGGAAAAAAGGCCAGCAAGACCGCAGCGAAAAACGACCGAAGCGGCGAGCTGGCAGCCCGTGCGCGACTGCTGCGGGCCAAAAGCAGTTGACAAACTGCCGGGCACACGGTAACAATAAACGGCGTCAGGACTGCAGCCCGTAAACGTGGCGAGTCCTGACCAGTGATTGAGTTGCGAAAAAGCAGGCGTCAATCGTTCGCGTATTCGAACCCCCCGAATCCGCCAGCGGTTGACGCTTTTTGCGTTGACTCTGGCACAAACAGGAGTCAACCATGTCAAAGAGTATTCAGGCCCTGCAGGCCGAACGAGCTGAGAAGATTGCAGCAGCCGAAAAACTGCTGCCGACCGATGACACGCAGACCATGAGTGCAGAGGCGCAGACGCAGGCCGGAGAGTTGCTCGCCGCAGCGGAGAAGCTGCAGGGCGACATCGACGCAGCCGTCAAGGCACAGGCAGCCGTGCAGGACATGCGAAACAAGCTCACCAGCCTTCGCAATGCCCCCGACAACATGACCGCACGAGCCATCGCAAACGTCGGCGGTCTGGCGTTTGGCGTTCATGCCGGGCACGATGTGGCGCGACAGTTCAGCATCCCGCGAAACGTGCGCCGTGCTCAGCTCAAAAACTTCCGCGCCGATTCGTCCGATGTGCCTGCCGAAGTCCGTGCATACCGATTCGGCATGTGGGCACTGGCGCAGCTTTCTCAGACTGGCAGCATCCCATATCAGAACGCTGCAGCCGTTGCATACTGCCGTGATAATGGCCTGATGAATGCGGCACACGGCGAAGGCGGAGCCGACACGACCGGGGCACACGTGCTGGTTCCGGATGAGTTCGGGACCGACCTGATTCTGCTGCGGGAACGCTACGGTGTTGCCCGCCAGTTGTTCAATGTGGTGAACATGTCGAGCGACACCCGCACCGAACCGCGACAGTTGAGCGGATTGACGGCATACTTCACCGCTGAAAACGCCGCAATCACCGAATCAAACATGCGGTTTGACAACGTCACTCTCGTGGCGAAGAAGCTGGCCGTCATTGCTCGCATGTCGAACGAACTGAACATGGACAACGTGCTGGGGCTGGCCGATCGTCTCATTGGTGAAATCGCCTACGCATTCGCCTACAAGGAAGACGACTGTGCATTCAACGGCACGGGCACCAGCACCTACGGCGGAATGGTTGGCGCACGCACCCGGATGGATGAACTGACGGCAGGCACTGCCCCTGGCCTGATTGCAGGCAGTGGCAATCTGTGGTCAGAACTGACACTGGCCGACTTTAACAAGGTGGTCGGAAGCCTGCCGAATTACGCAGACGTTCCGGGAGCCGGTTGGGTGTGTCACAAGACATTCGAGCACAGTGTCATGCAGAAACTGGCCTATGCGGCTGGCGGTGTGCTGGCGTCTGAAATCGTCGGCGGCATCCGTCGCAACACGTTCCTTGGTTACCCGGTCTACACGTCGCAGGTGTTCCCGAGCACCGAAGCAAACAGCCAGATCCCGGTTCTGTTCGGTGCGTTCAATTTGGCGGCGATGTTTGGTGCCCGTGGTCAGGAAGAAATCGCATTCTCCACCGAGGCCACTGTTGGCGGTCAGAGCATGTGGGAACGCGACCAGATCGGCGTGCGTGGAACCGAGCGGTTTGACATCGTGGTGCACGACTACGGCAGCAACAGTGCCGCAGGGCCGATTGTCGGTCTGGAAACGCTGGGTAGCTAATTGATCTGATGACCGATTGCCCGGCGGTTGTTCGCCGGGCAACTTCTGCACACTCTCCCGAAGGGGTTTAAATAATGATTGCCGAACGATTGGTGAATGATTCTCTGCTGATTAGTCCGAGGTCGATGACGAACAGCGCGACCACGACTGCAAATCTGGACACGAAGGGCGCAAACTACGCAACGATTCGCGTGGCGTTTGCTTCCGAGCTGAACACGAATGCAGTCGGGCCGACGCTGGTTCTGAGCGAATCCGATGACACGGTTGTCAGCAACTTTGCCACCCTCGATACGCAGGCGGCTGTGGATCTGACGGCAGCCCGTGAACTGCACTACGGTGTGGACCTGCGGGGCCGGAAACGCTACCTGCGAATCGCTGTAAGCACTGCAACCGCCACGAATGACAACGTCACAGTGGCAGCCGTTGCGACTCTGAGCGACCTGCAGGACGCGCCGAACGGAACGACCGGCGTTGCTGATCAGGTCGTGTTTGTCTGATGTGCACGGGGGCGGCAGGCAGTGTGGTGCTGCCTGCCGTTTCCTCAATTCTCCGGAGGGTATATGAAGATCAACGTGGGCTGTGGTGAGGCGAAGCTGGCAGGGTACGACAACCGAGACATCAAAGCCGGTCAGCCGTGTTACCCGCTGCCGTTTGCTGATGGTAGTGTTGATGAGGTCAGGGCGTCTCATGTGCTGGAGCATCTGACATTCCGCGAAGCCAGTGAGGCCCTGCGGGATTGGTTCAGAGTGCTGAAGCCTGGCGGCGTGCTTCGGGTGGCAGTGCCTGATGTGCGGAAGTGCCTGGCGGCGGATGACGGTAAGCACTTGTTCTATCTGATGGGAGGACAACAGGACGAACACGACATTCACCGCAGCGCGTACGATGTGGAGCGGCTGGAAGCCCTGCTGGAGCACACAGGATTTGCAGGCATCACAGAATGGCAAAGCACGGACAACGACACCAGCAGCCATCCAGTGAGCCTGAATCGACTGGCAACAAAGCCACAGGCAGAGGCAACAGCGGCAACACGACGGACGGCAACGGTTAAGGTCGGAGCCTACTGCACGCATCCACGGTATGAGGCAGTGGCGGCGAGGAATGTGATTGACGGGGCGTTGAAGACTCTGGGAATCAACCTGCACTGTTCGCAGGGTGTGTTCTGGGGGCAGTGTATGCAGCGGATGTTTCAGGATGCACTGGACAAGGGACTGGACTGGATTCTCAGCATCGACAGCGACAGCCTTTTCACGTCTGAGCATGTGCGGCATCTGATGGATGTGTTCGCACAGCATCCGGAGATTGACGCACTGGCCGCGCTGCAGTGCCGGAGGGGTTCGCCGTTTCCGCTGCTGACAACAGGCCAGCATCAGACCGGGGATCAGGTGCAGATTGACGGCAAGCCGATCAGGGTGACAACAGCCCATTTCGGACTGACCTTGTTTCGAGTGGACAAGCTGAAGACACTGCCGAAGCCGTGGTTTAAGTCAGAACCGGGGCCGGGCGGTGATTGGGATGATGACAGGCTTGACGATGACATCTTTTTTTGGCACGTATGGCGGCAGGCTGGCAACACCATTCACGTTGCACCATCCTGCAGCATCGGACACTTGGAAGAAATGTGCGCGATGTTTGACGCGAACCTGCAGCCGAAACATGTGTACGTGCACGAGTGGCGGAAGGAGATGGGCCTAAAATGATCAAAATCGTGAGACCGTGGCGAGCGTTCCCGGTGGGCGTGGTGTGTTCTCCGGGGCATGGGATTGAACTGGAGTTGATTCGACAGGGTTTTGCAGTTGCAGCACAGGAGCCGAAGACATGCCCAGCACCCCCACATTCATCACCACCAGCGGACCGGCCATCGAACCGATCACGCTGGAAGAAATGAAGACGCGGTTGCGGATTTCGGGCTGCGACTTTGACAGCGAACTGTCTGACATGCTGATTTCAGCACGGCAGCAGGTCGAGGCCGACACATACCGGAAATTGATCACGCAAACCGTGGTCATGTATGAGGAGGATTTCGTCAGCCTGCTGGGGCCTTTAGATATCCGTCTGGCACCAATCCAGAGCATCACCCACGTCAAATACTATGACCGGGACGACGTGCTGCAGACGTTTTCGGCGGACGATTACTACAGCAACCTGACCAGCACGCCACCAGAAATCAGGCTGAAGGAGGCGAAACAGTGGCCGAACACCAGCCTGTATCGACCGAATAAGGTTGAGGTCACAATGGTGGCGGGATACGGTGCAACGGCAGCCAGCGTGCCGAGGGCGGCGAAGTTGGCAATGGTGGAATATTGCCGGGCAATCTGGGACGGCTGCGACCATAACACAGACACTTACCGGCGGTTGGTGGCGTCGTTGCAGTGGACCGCATACCACAAGGTGTTCGCATGAAGTGCAAAGCGAAGTCCTCACACGCCCAGTACACAACGCACATCACGGTTCAGCGGCTGGCCGGAACTGCCGACGCAGCCGGGCACATTGACGGCAACACGGAGGCAAACTGGACGACGTACACAACGGCGTGGGCATCGGTCCGCAGCCGTGGTGGGCGTGAGTTTTGGCGGGTGAGTCAGGTGCAATCGGATGTTGATTTTGTCTTTACCTGCCCCTGGTCGAAGATGCTGGAGAACGCAACGCCGGACATGCGAGTCATGTCGGACGGCAAGGTGTATGAGATCCTGAGTGTGATAAACGTGGATCTGGCAAACAACAGCATCGAGATTCAGACGCGGAGGCGGACAACCTGATGTTTACAACCTTCAAGCAGGCCGGGATGAGTGGCCTTGGCGACTTCATTGTCGCGAAGGTTGAGATGCGGCAGATGCAGAAGGCTATCGGTAAAGTGCTCGAAACGGCAGAGGGCAAGACAGCGACGAAGGCACTGGCGGCGGTTGGCAAACTGGGGAAAAACAAGGTCAAGGCAGAAATACCGGGGAAGTACAAGGGCGTCAGAAAGGCAATCGGTTGGAGGCACGTTAAACGCAAATACAACTCCGGACAACGGGCCGTCAAGGTTGGCGGCGGCGTGGGTCCGAATCTGCTGAGGAAGAACATTACAGGCCGTGGCCGTGCACTGACGGCAAAGCAGAGGGACAGGCAGAACGTATTGCGCGAGAAGGTGGCCACCAGTGTCAAAAACCGGAAGTCTTCAAAACGTCCCGGTGTGGGCATCGACGGAAACAACGTGCATTGGTGGTTCTTCGGAACCGACACACGCACAACAGGCACAAAAATGCGAACGAGTGGAGGACGCAAAGGGCGGAACGGATGGCGAGGTAGAAAAAGCCGTATTGACACTGGGGCACCAAAGCGGAACCGGGGCAGAATGCCACCGCAGGCAAGGCCGGTCATGGTTGTTTTGGCCGGTTCTTCTGGCGAGATCCGGGAGGTGATTCGGGTGCACATGAAACAGGGCATAGCCATTGAGGCAGCGAAACACAAATGATCACAGGCATACTCAATCTGATGATAAACACGGCAGCCATCAGCACACTGATCGGCAGCCGGTGCTATATCAATAAGGCACCGCAGAAAGCGGCGTTGCCCTATCTGGTTCTCACGCAACTCAACAGCGAAGAATTCCTGAGTCTGGACAACACAACCAGCGCACTCCGTAGCATCGTGATTGACGTGGATTGCAAGGGCAGGACATTCCCGGAGACTGAGACACTGGCGAACGCAGTCAAAGCCCGTTTGACGGATTACAGCGGGGCAGCAGGCAGTTACACGGTTGGGGCGGCAATCTTCAACAGTGAGGCCCACGACTACGAACCGGCGACGGACGGCAGTGACAATGGGGTGTTTGCGATTACGTTGGACTATGACATCATTTTCAATCCATAAGGAGCTGCCGACATGGCAAAGTTGAAGGTTAAGGGGACGATCATCGAGCAGGCCACAGGAACCACCTACACGGCAATCGCGCAGGTGACCGGGTTCAACATCTCGGGCATCGAAACCGAGACATACGACAGCCGAACACTCGACGGAACTGCGGGCGTGGAATATGACCCGACAGGATACGTTGAAGGCGGTTCAGTCACGTTTGATTTGCTGTACGATCCGGCGTTGGCGGGACATCAGGCAATCACCGATTTGGCCGTTGCGGCGCACATGACCACGAATGGACTGCCGAACGACGTGAACTGGAAGGTGAAGTTTGCGAACACGAACAGCACCGAACTGACGTTTGTGTCGTCTGGCATCGGCGTTGACATCACGGGCGAAGCATCTGACGGGTTGCGTGCGTCGATTACGCTGAAGTGCGACGGTTGCCCTGTATTGCCTACCTGATGAGGTGATTTCGTGAAGTGCAGAACAACGCGAGAACTGGGCGTGGTGGACTGCTGGAAAAGCCCGCTGATTGTCGAGTCTGACAGTCGGCGGTTTGTCCCGGCAGGTACCGAGATTGATCAGGATGTGCATCCTGAAACGAATTGTGTGGCACTGGTCCGCAATGGTGAGGCCGTGCCACTGGATGACGAATGCCGGAAGGCGTGCAGCATGACGCAGGCACAAATTGAGGCAGCCGTCAGGGCGAACCACAAACTGTACTCGCCCGAAGAAACCCAAACGGAGGACGATGACGATGAACAGGACGATAATTGACCCGGCAGCCTTTCGGACACCGCTGCAAATGCCGCGCGAGGATGTGGCATTGCCGGAGTTTGGCGATGGCGTCGTGGTGCCGGTGTGGGGTATGACCGCAGGCGAGCGGACACGGTTCGAACAGGCCATGCAAGGCAAATCCGGACCCGTGGCAGCACGGGTTGCGGAAATCCGCGAACGGTTGGTGGTGGCATGCTGCAAGGATGACAACGGGGTTCCGTTGTTTAGTTTGCAAGACGTGCAAGCCATCAGCCAGCAACGGGCCGACGTGGTCGAGCGAATCGTCAACGTAGCGCAGCGGTTGAGCGGGTTTACAGCAGCCGATATTGAAGCCACAGCAAAAAACTGAGGACTGATCCAGCACGACTGACAGCCTATCGCCTGGCCGAAGTGATGGGCTGTCTGGATGTTGACGCGATGCTGGATCAGATGACGCCGCAGCAGTGGCAGGAATGGCAGGCGAAGGATGCGGTTGAGCCGATCGGACACCGAGGAACGCAGGAAGTGCTGGGCATTTTCGGGGCGATGGTTGCCGGGGCGTTAGGAGCCAAAGACGTGACACCAGAAACGCTGATGTGGTGGCGCAAGGCACGGGACGAAAAGCCCGCGAGCCATGACGTTGCTGCAATGGCACTGCAAATGATCGGAGCGAAACGCCGTGGCTAGTCTGGGTACGTTGGCTGTAAACATCGGGGCGAACACTCGACCGCTGCAGCAGGGTTTGCAGTCCGCACTGGCGAGCGCGAAATCGTTTGCCAGTGGGGTCATGCAGACATTCACCGGGATGCAGTTGAGCAACCTGTTTACCGGGGCTGTTCAGCAGACAAAGCAAATGGCCATTGCCGTTGTTAAGCTGGCGGCGGATGCGGAGGTTGCACGAGCGCGGTTTTCGGTGTTGCTGGGCAATGTGGCCGACGGCGCAGCCATGTTCAAACAGTTGGAGAAGTTCGCACTGCGGACATCATTCAGCATCGAATCAGCCTCAGAGGCGGCAACCATGCTGCTGGCCAAAGGCGTACAGCAGGCCGATGTTATCGACACGATGCAACTGTTGGGCGACTTGGCGATGGGTGACACTGAAAAACTCGGGCTACTCGCTAAGGCTTACACTGACGTGCAGGCCAAAGGGCGATTGATGGCGCAAGAGCAAAACCAGTTTGCAGAAAACGGTATCAACCTGTTCGAGTTGCTGAACAAAACAACTGGCAAAAACGCCGCTCAACTGATGGCTATGCGTGAGGCCGGGCAAATCACGTTTGACATGGTAAACACAGCACTCAAGGCAGCCACCAGCGAGGGCGGAAAGTTCTTCGGGGCACTGGCGCAAGGTAACGCCACGTTCACAGGGCAATTTAACAGCCTGATTGAGGGCGTGCAGACTCTCGGGCGAATGCTCGGGGAAATGGTCCTGCCACGGCTGAAGGAGATTGTCACCGAAGCCAATAAGCTGCTGCAGGCGTTTCTGGAAATGCCGGATCAGGCAAAGTTTCTAAGCGACGTGCTTAAGGCGTCAATTGACGTGGCCTTTGCCTATATTGAGCAGGAATGGGACTCGCTGCTGAAGCGGATGATAGTAGGGGCCGGAAATGCCTTAGCAGATCTGCTGAACGCCACAAACCCGATCAATGTGGCGGCAGGTATGATCGGGGAGGGTGCCGGCATTATGGCAAACGCTGGGCAAGGGCAGTCGCTGCCTGCGGTGGCGGAAGCACAGGAACGATTGCGGAAGCTGCTGGACCAATTGCGACAGGGCGCGGCAGGTGTGGCCGGTGCAGTCGATCCGAACAAGGTGAAGCCAATGGGCGGTCCGCCAGCCAAAGCGGCGGAAGCGATTACGATGAGCATCGCCGACATGATCAGCAATATGCAGGCAAACGCCACCCCGATCATTGACAGCCTGAACACGTGGATGGGCGGTACACTGCTGCGGGCACAAATGGCACTCCAGCCACTGTTGAACGGGAAGCCAACTGGCCGGAGTATGGACCCGCGAAGCGAATTCGCCGGGGCTGTGCAGTTTGGTACAGCCGAGGCATCGGCAGCAATCGCGCAGGCCATTGCACAGAACAAAGAGCCTGCCGTTGAAGCCACCGAACAGCAGACGGAGACATTGATGCAGCCGCTGAATGTCATGGCAAACGCACTGAAGAACGGGTTTGTGCAGAAGATCGTGGGCAATCTTTTGGACTGAGGACACATGGCAGTCACATTCGTGGGCGAATTGGCAGAGGGCAGGCGGGCGACGAACAGCAAGGGCGTGCGAACCTACACGCGCGTTTTCCGCCTGACAACGTCCAGCCAGAGCGACAACGCATTCACGGTTGGCAGTAACGTGAACGTGCCGATCATCGGGAACGTATTCCCCAGCGACAACACAGCGTATTGCACGGACATCGACATCCAGTGCGTGCGCGGGTGGCGTATCTGGGACGCGACCGTCAGTTACAGCACAGAGCGAAAGCTGAGCGACCAACAATCCTCAGACCCGCAAAACCCCACACCGCCAACCGGAGAACCGGCGTATATCACATGGGACACCGAGCAGTTCCAGAAACCTGCCACACAGGATAAGGACGGCAAGGGCATCGTCAACAGTGCTGGAGACCCGTTTATTCCAGCCGAGCAAATGGACGACAGCAGGCGTATTGTGACGGTGCAGAAGAATCTGACCGCTGTACCGTCGTGGATTCTGGATTATCAGGACTCAGTCAATAACGCATCATTTACAGTCGATGGCGTTACGGTGGCGACAGGCAAGGCCAAGGTGCAGCGGGTGAGTGTGGGGCCGGTTGAATTACGCAACGGCGTAGCATTCCGGCAGGTCACGTTTGTGATTGCGTTGCGGCGTGACGGGTGGGCTTACAGCATTCTGGACCAGGGGTTTAACGAGAAAGACCCGGCGGACGCCACAAAACGCAAGCCAATTTATATCAACGGGCAACTTCCGAGCAGTCCCGTTCTGCTGGACGGCACAGGCAAGGCAAAGACGGACCCGAAGACAGCAAACGCAACCTACCTGACCTACAACGTTTACAAGACAGCAGACTTTTCACAGTTGCCACTAACATGACGCAGGGCTACACGCTATCCGCTGATTCGATTCGGCAACTGAAAAAAGTTGTTCGGGAGTGGTACGCACTCTGGAAAAACGAGCAGGCTGCCGTGCCGTATTACGGGCAGGTTCGGGACACCCGCCGGTGGGCAATCCTCGATGCTGATTTATTGGCAGCCGTGGACATGTTTGCAGATCCTTCAACAGCCACAGCACACCTGATTGACCGGAAGGCAAACGGCGACTTAGAGGTGACTGACGAAACAGTCACGGTCGTCAACCGATTTGAAAACATCAGCATCGACGCGGACACCCTCATCGGTATCGAATTTATGGCGGGTGAATGGACGCCCTACAAGGCCGACTGCGGCCCGAATTCGCAAGGTGCATCCAGCCTGCTGGCGAGCGTACAGCCCGAGGCGTCTGCAGGCGTGGGAGGTCCGTGAGATGCTGGTGGGCTGCGGGTGTCATTGCGAAACCGGGAGCGATAGCTTCAACCCCAGCGCGGCGGGCAGTGGTGACTGGTCCGGTTCATTCCCGAGTCAGTCGAGTTGGCCGGAATCCATCCCGCCGTCCGAACCGTATTTGCCTTATCCGTGTTCCGGTTGCATCGCGGGCGTGAGACCGACAGCGTACCGTGTCACACTTGGAAAGCCGGGCATGACACAGAGACCGCCGTCTGGGTTTGGCGACTGGGGCTGCGCGGACATGCTGAAGCCGTTCAAGATAGAGGCACCGTCTGGACCGCCGGGAATAGACTCGCTTTTTCCGGTGTCGCCGGTGGATAGCTACCCGCCATACAACTGCTACTACGGCACCCGACTTCCGGACCCGCCGAACCCACCGCCCGCATTGGGCGACCCGATCGACTGCAGCCGGTATATCAACGGGCAGTTCATCCCGCGCGATGTTGTGTCAAATTCGGTGTGTGCTCCGGTCCCGCAGACTTCGATGCGAATCAAAACGTTTGATGACGGCATTCAGTTGCGGCACGTAATGCAGTTTGTGATGCGGTTTCACACCATTTACTCGTGCTCACCAGCCGGAGGTCCACAGGGGCCGTTGTGGGGCTGCTACGTAGAATACGAGACCGAAGTGGTTACGTCCCCGTTTGCGTGCATGGGCCGCATTCCGCTGACGTGGAAGCGTGGCGGCGGACTGCTGCGACGCCGGAACCCTGACCCGCAATACCC